AATGAGTGAAGAAGAAGAATTAGTAGACCCAAATATTCTAGCAACTAAAGTTGATCCGATACCAGATGATCCTTTTGACGTCTTTGTTAAGGTTGGTGATGCAGAAGAAGTAGACATTGAAGATTTAACAATACCGACAGATCGGGTTTTCCGTGAAGCATGGGAAGCCCCAGAAAATGGTGCGGTTGTAGTTAATATGGATAAGGCTAAAGATGTCTGGCGTGATAAAATACGTTTAGCTCGTGAGCCAGAGCTTGCAAAGCTAGACACTGATTTTATGAAAGCTTTAGAGACTAGCTCTTCTACAACGCAAATAGTAGCAGACAAGCAAGCACTTCGTGATGCTCCAACGCACTCAGACATTGATGCAGCAACTACACCAGATGAGTTAAAAGCTGTTCAACCAATACCAAATGTAACAGTAAAGTAAAAATAAATGTTAGGCTTTAGTCCATTATCTGCTGCACCTTTATCTTCTCCAGGTGATGGAAGTGCTGCAACTACTTTAGCCTCTCAGGTAATAAATCAAGTAGTCAATAGCTTAACACTAGAAGCAAAAGCAAACAAAACAATACCTGCTGTTTCTTCTACTTTTACTGCTGGTACTTTAGGGTTTGATGCTGAAGCTAACATTACCTCAAGTGCAGTTACTTCAGCTTTTAGTATTGATACATTAGACTTTGTTGCTGAAGCTAATATAACACCTAGTGCTGCTACAGCTACAACAACACTTAACAATCATACATTTACTCTTACAGCTTCTAAAGAAGTAACAGCAACTACAGCTTCTTTTACTATAAACAGTGTTGACTTTGATGCAGAAGCTAATGTAACACCAAGTGCAACCACTGCAAGTTTTACTGAGGGTACGTTAGGTTTTGTTGGATTAGCTAACATAACACCCAGCGCAGCTACTGCTGTAACTACTGCAGGTACTGCAGGTTTTGATGCTAAAGGAATTACTCCTGCTTTAAGTGGATTATCTTCTGTTACAAGCATATCAGCACTTGACTTTGACGCAAAAGCAAATATAACTACAAGCAGTGTCAATTTAGCAACTACTGTTGTTGATATAACTCCTTTCTTGCAGGTAGGAGTGTCTGTAGAACTAGCTACACTACTTGCTCGTCTAAACATAAATTTAGATCCACCTGCTAATAATCTATTTGACTATGATGCAGTAGCAGATGATTTTAGTAGAACAAGAACAGTATATATACTTCCTGAAGGTGGTTATGGTTTAAGTAAAACAGTACATATACCACAACAAGACAACCCTGTGATAACTTTAATTAACCCTTCTTTAAGTCTAGGTAAAACCACTCACATAAATCCTGAAAACTTTACACTAGTTGTTGATAAGCACAGAGGTTTACCTACTACAGTACTAATAACACGATAAGGACAAGCAATGTCTTATAAATGGCCTGACAAAGATCCTGATGAAACTATAGACTACAGCGTAGATTGGTCAAGGTTTATACCTGATGACACTTTATCTGCTGCTTCTTGGTTTGTAAAAGACTCTGATGGTACTAAGGAACCAGTATCTAATGCTGAAGTGGTAGATGGATTACAGTTTGTTCAATCTACTATTTCTGGTAAAGTTGCTACTGCACGTTTTGCATTAGGTACAAACAACAAACAATATAAAGTTACTTGTCAGATAACCACAGGAGATGGTCTTGTTTTTGAACGTTCCATTTTCCTAAAGATAAAAGAGAAGTAATATGGCATACGATTTCATAGGACTAGTTAATGACGTTAACAGCAGACTTAATGAAGTACAATTAACCACAGATAACTTTACTACCGTTACAGGATTTTTTGCTTTTGCTAAAGAGGCAGTCAACTCTTCTATTAGACATATTCAACAAGAAGAATATGAATGGCCTTGGAATCATGTAGAAAATGAAGAAACACTTACAGCATCGGAGCCTAGATATAGCTACCCTAATGATGCAAAAACTATAAACATGAATAGCTTCAGGATCAAGAGAAATGATACTCTTAATGTAGGTACTGTTAAGCTAAAGAACATGACATATGAAGAGTATCTAGAAAAGTATGCAGATGCTGAGTATAACACACAAACTAAGTCTGTACCAACGCACATAGTAAGAACACCAAATAGAGAACTAATATGCTACCCTATGCCCGACAAAGCATATGAGATGGTGTATGAATATTATAGAGTAGGTTATGACCTTATAAGTGCTACAGATGTACCATCTCTTCCAGAACAGTATCGTTTTGTTATTGTTGATGGTGCAATGCATTATGCTTATCAGTTTCGTGGTGATACACCAAATGCCACTGCAGCACTTCAAAAGTTTGAACAAGGTATAAAACATCTTAGAAGTATAAACATTAATAGAACAGATTATCTTAGAGATACGAGAGTACACTTCTAATGCCAACACAATGGTCAACATTTCCTATTGAGTTCAAAGGTGGTTTGATCTCTAATATGTCACCCTTACAACAGGGTATAAATGCTATAGGTTCTGCTACTATACTTCAAAATATGGAAGCAGACAGGCAAGGTGGATACACTAAAGTAAGAGGCTTTCAAAAGTATAGTACATCTGAGATTCCTGGTACTGGAAATGTTTTAGGGTTACATGTAGTTTCTAGTGGACGTGCTGTAGTTGCACGTAAGGTAGACGCTGCTGCTGTGACAGAACTACAGACTGCTACCGCTAATGTTAACGGTGCTACATCTTCAAGTACTGCAGTTGTATTAGACGGTAATAGTGGTACTATAGAAGTAGGCATGTACGTCACAGGTACAGGTATAAGTGGTACTGTAACAGTTTCTACAGTAACAGACCAAAACAATATTGTATTATCCTCTGCTCAAACTTTAGCTGATGATACTGTTCTCACTTTTGGTCATCTATCTTCTACTGAAGTAGGTAACACAGCTTACTATTATAGTACAGGAACTAGTTGGATACATCTAATTACATCATCTCAAACAGGTGGTGGTAAAGTATACAAAGCTATGTATAACTTTGATGGAGATGACAAAGTAGTATTTGTAGATGGGCTACACTATCCTATGCTATACAATACTTCTGGCAACACTACATCCTATTTAACATCCTCCAGCCCTAACATAAATACAGATGTAGAAGGTGCAGAACTAGTAACTATATTTAAGAATACAGCATTTTATGCTAAAGCAAATCAAATATATTTTACAGCACCATTTACTGTAGATAATTTTGCAGCAGCAGATGGGGCAGGTAGTATATCTGTAGGCAGTGATGTCACTGGTATGATAGTCTTTCGTGAACAGCTTATCATATTCACAGCAGACTCTGTTAAAAGGTTAGTAGGTAATACTACAGCAGATTTTCAACTACAACCTATAACAGATAAACTTGGTTGTATAAGTGCTGATAGTATACAAGAGTTTGGTGGAGATGTTATGTATCTTGCACCAGATGGACTAAGACTATTAAGTGCTACAGATAGAATAGGTGACTTTGGTTTAGACGTTGCTTCTGATAAGATATATAAAGACTCAGATGACTTTTTAACCTCGACAACACAATTCTCTTCTGTTATACTACGTGAAAAGGGTCAATACAGAATATTTGCTTTTATTCAGACACAAGATAAAGGTGCAGCTATAGGTTTAATAGCTACTAAATTTATTGCTCAAGGTGCTGATAATATACAATGGTCAACAACTAAGGGCATAAAGGCATATATAGCAGACAGTATATACACAGGTACACAAGAGTCTATAATGTTTGCTAATGACGATGGCTACTTGTATGAGATGGAACAGACTAATGGGTTTGATGGTGAGACTATACCTACTATCTTAGAAACACCCTACATGCCTGTAACTGATCCTGAAGTACGTAAAACAGCATACAAGCTAACACTATATACAGACCCTTCAGGTAGAATAGATTTAAAGTTCAGGTTGCTATTTGACTTTGACTCAGGTGGTGATACAAGAATTGTACAACCAGAAGAGATAGACATAGACTCAGCTACAGGTGGCGGTGGTGTATTTATGTTTGGTGCACCTAATTCAACTTATGGGGGATCTGGTGTTATATTTGGTAGTAAGATAAAGAAAGTATATAACGAAAACCTTATAGGGTCTTTTCATACAGTAGCTATGAGAATAACTAGTGATGATATCAACCCACCTTATACACTAGACTCAGCAGTATTACAATATAGACAAAACGATAGGCAATAATCATGGCAGGATATACACGTCAATCAACAGCTAATATAGTCACAGGTGCAGTTATTGATGCTGCAGACTTTAACGCTGAATACAATGCTATTGAGGCAGCATTCAACGCATCTACTGGTCATACACACGATGGCACTACAGGTAATGGTCCACCTATTGAAAACTTAGGACCGTCTGCAGATCTTGTTGTAACCTCTAGTGTTGTGCGTCCAAAGGTAGACAATACTTACGATCTAGGCACATCTGCCATTGAGTGGAAGGATGCTTTCTTTGATGGAACAGTAAAAACAGATGTACTAACCGTAGATGAGACTTCTACTTTTACAGGGGTAGTAACAACTACGACAGATGTAAATGTTGGTGGAGCATTAGACGTTACAGGTAACTTAACTGTTGATGGTAGTCTTACTTTAGGAAATGGTAATACAGACAATCTAGTTATTAATGCTAGAATAGACAGTAGCATGATTCCTGATGACGATAATGCTTTTGATCTAGGTTCATCTACCTTACAATGGCGTAATATTTATATTGATGGGCTTGCTGACGTTGACTCTCTTTTTTGCCCCTCTGTAGACATTAATGGTGGTAGTATTGATGGAACTACTATTGGTGCTAATAGTGCTGCAGCTATAACTGCTACTACTATCAATGCATCAGGTAACATTACAGGATCTTTGGTAGGTAACGCATCTACTGCATCAACACTAGCAACCGCACGTACTATATCTTTAACTGGAGATGTTACAGGTTCAACATCCTTCAACGGATCAGCTAACGTTTCTATAGCTGCTACTCTTGTAGGGGATCAAAGACTAGCTGCTACTACTGATGTATACGTTGGAAATCTTCATGAGTATATACACTTTAATGACGGTAGCTCTGACATGAGATTTTGGACTGGTGCTGCAGAGGACATGAGGCTAACAAGCGGAGGTGACTTACACGTTGATGGTAACGTAATTGCATACTCTACTACTATATCAGATGAAAGACTAAAGCATGACATACAAAAAATAGATAATGCTTTAGACAAAGTGTCACAGATAAATGGTTATACATTTAGCTACAATAAAGACGGTAAGAAATCTGCAGGTGTTATTGCTCAAGAGTTGGAAAAAGTACTACCTTCTGCAGTAGAAAATAAATCCCTCGTATTTCATAATGAGGATGATGTAGAATATAAAACAGTACAGTATGATCAACTTCATGGATTACTTATTGAAGCTATCAAAGAGTTAAAAGCTGAAATAGAGGAACTAAAGAATGGCTCTGCAGACTAGCGGTCAGATAAGCCTTAATGATATTCATTTAGAATTAGGTGCTACTACTGGAACACAAGTTTCTTTAAATGATGCAGACGTTAGGGGCTTAATAGGTAAAGCCTCTGGTGCACAAAATGCTATGAATGAGTATTATGGTGCTGCTGATGAAACGGAAGCAGTAAACGAAGGTAACATAAACGGTCAAGCAAACATACAGGAAGCTCTTGTGTCAGATTATATAAGCTCTGGTGAAACATTTGTAATACCTTCCAGCTTCTGGCTATGGTCAAACAGTACATCTACTGCTGCTCTTACAATTGACATACCTTGTACTATAAAGAACTACGGTAAGATAATTGGACGTGGGGGTAATGGTGGTACTAACCAAACAAACGGTGCTGCAGGTGGTCCTGCTATAAAGATAAACTCTAGTGTATCTAACGTAACTATTACTAACTACTCAGGCGGCTACATAGCAGGTGGCGGTGGAGGTGGTGCAGGAGGTAATGGTACTGGCGGTGCTAGTTATGGTTCAGGTGCTGCTGCTGGTGGCGGTGGTGGTGCAGGTGGCGGTACTGGAGGCCAAGGCTCCAATGTTAACTTTACGTCAGGAACAACTATTGAAGGTACTTCTGGTCTTACCATAGGAAATGGTGGTGGTGGTGTTCTTAATGCTTCAGGCTTCAACGGTACAGTTAACGCAAATTCTGCAGGTAATCCAGCAGATGACTTAGGTTTTGGTGGTCAAGCTGGTGGCACAGGTGGTACTTATAACACAACATCATCAAATGCACAATACTGTGGTGGCGGCGGTGGTGGTGGACGTATCCTTCCCGGTGTAAGAAGAAACCGTGACAACAGAGATCTACAAGGTCAAGGTGGCTACGGTGGTGCAGCTAATGAAGCAGGTCAGGCATCTCAAGGCACTAGAGCATCTCAAGCTGGCGGCGGTGGTGGTGGCTGGGGTGCTGCAGGTGGACAGTCTAGTGCTACCTACACTGGGGGTGCTGCAGGTAAAGCTATTGAGGATAGTGGAAACACTTACACACTTACCAACAGTGGCAATATTTATGGAGCTACAACATAATGCCTAACTACACTTACGCATTCCAAGAGTTAGATACTGTTGCAGAAGTAGAAGCTGCAGTAGTTACAATGAAGTCTACATTAGATACACAGCCTACACTGTTTTGTGGGGTTACTAATATTACACCTACAGATGTAGCAGATGCTTGGGATGTAGGAGATAATTTAACAGATAGTGAAATAAATGCTTTAACTAGTTCTAGTGATGGTAACTATATTGTATACTCAGTATATGGAGGTGAAAACACAATGCCTCTTACTGCTAGTGAGGTTATAACTAAAGTAAGGCAATATAGAAACGAATATGGTGCTATGAAAAAAGTAGATAAATACTTTGAATATACTAGTACTATGGAAGATCAAGACGATGGAAACGGTGGTACTATTGCTATGGAAGTAATTAGTATGACTGAGCATAATGTAACAAACGAGGATATGTCGGGCTATGTCTAGTATCACACCAGAGGAACTAGAAGATATGCTAGATCGTGCAGCCAAGCGTGGTGCTAAAGCAGCATTGCGTGAAGTAGGATTACACGATGATGATGCTCGTAAAGATATACAAGAGATGCGTAGCTTACTAGAAGCATGGCGTGATACACGTAAAGGTGTTTGGTCAACTATCGTAAAGATGTCAACTGTAGCAGTAATAACATTCATTGCAGCATCATTGTGGATGCAAATAGGGAAATAAAAAATGGCTAAGAAATTTGCAGGGTTTAAGCCTGAGACATTACAGAATAAAATATTACCAGCGTTGGGCTACAATGGACCTACTGATGAAAAGTCTATCAATCAGTTTCTAGCAGCTAACCCTGCAGCAGCAGCCAAGATGGGTAGATATACTATGGCAGCTAGGCAGATGGTAGAAGGTAAACGTATTGGTGCATTTTTGGGATTGTTTGGCGGTCCTAAAATAGGCACACCTGAATATGCAGCAAAAACAAAAGAA